GATATCATCTCGATCTTCTGGTCAATAGATGATCTGATCTCACTTAGGTTAGAGCCGCTTGGCTGTAGTAAATAAGGTTTCAAACCACTGTCTAAATCATCAGGCATTGATACGATTGCTCCTGCACCTGCACTAGCCTCTACACCTTGAGTCTTAACTAAGCTAGGGTGGTTAGATAATCTGATAAGCTGTTCCATTTCAGATAACTCGTTGTAAATAGACTGTTGCAATAATGCCACATCTGTCAAATCACTAATCCCAACACCCTTACGAGGTGATCTCTTATTGTATAAACATACCGCAGGTATCTCACCTAATTGGTTAGGCTTAGTTTCTAAAACTCTTAATTTACCTCGTTCAGGTACAAATACATAAGATATATCTTGCGGCGTCCATATTCTAAAATATGTGCCATCAGAAGTTCTTTCTTCTCTGACCTTTAAATAATCCAATACATAACGCCCACTAATTGCTCTTGAATAATGCCAATCCATAACATTATCAGGCGTAACCATAGTTAAATAAGGTCTTATATCCTGACCTAATTCATCTGCTCTAGTTTGTGCGTTGCTTTCAGGCTTATCGACAAATATCCAAACATTGCCATATACACCACTATAAGTCTGTGCGTTCTTCATAAACGCATTAAAGTTCTGTCCGTCTAAATCACTATCAGCTAAGAATGATTCTAAACTAGGCTCTGTAGACAATGTACCATAATCTCTTGTTGGTGGTACTCTGAATAAGAAACTTGAGTAAATGCTTATGATATTACGACTATGGTTGTCTATAGGCGTATAATTAACTCTATTTTGGTATTCTAAATCTAATTCTAATGCGTATTCGTGTAAGAAACTACCTGATCGGTATTCTTCTCCACCCAAGTATGATCTTAAATAAAAATTCCATCTCTGAATCATTAAGTCATAATTATCGTGTCTAGCTTCCATAAAATCTTTACTGTGGATTAAAGATTCCATATTGCTTTCATTCGTTATATAAGTTCCCATTATTTAACACTCCATCTCGTAGGTAATTCTTTGTTATAATTTTTCCTTATAGGGAACAGATAATCAACCGCATAGCCTAATGCGTCGTTCATATGGTCAAAACCGCTATCCTTGTCAGGTTGCGTAGTTCCCTCTTTGTAAAGGTGTCTTTCCAAGCCTCTAATAATGTTTTTACATTTGGGGTTTATAAATAACATTCTTTGCTCGTTTGTATTCTTTAGCCTCGAATTAACAGCGTTTATTCTGTCTCTTATTTGAGGGTGTGCGTTCTTAACTCTTACAGTTAGTCCTGCGTTCTGTAATATCGTTAAATCAGTTCTACCACCTGCTGAGGTCTTGCGTTGTCTACAGGCAGGATCAGGATATACAATGATCTTTCGTTCAGGGTATCTTGCTTCTATTTCCTTAACTAATTCTTCTGTGTTAGATGAGTATATTGTGATCTCATCAATAAAATTGATAACATTATTTTCTATTTGGAACACTGCGGCACTCATTGGATCAATGTTAAAATCCATACCTATATGCAATGTCGTGTTGTTGTCCTTTACAGTCTTAACATTATCTTCTCTGTTAAAATTGTAATATATAGCACCTGAGTATGTCTCAAAGGTTGCTTCGTACTCTTGTCTAAATGTTCTTTCGTCTAGGTCAGCTTTAGCGGCTTCTACTTCGTCTGAATCTACTTGCTCTCCCTGTAGGGTGGTAAATTGCCAAGATTCCCAGTCTTTATCTTCCTTACCTTTCATATAAAGGTCATAAGCCCAATTACCATAACCTCTAGGTGTACCACAGGCAAAGAAATCACCTTTGGTGTCAGATAAGGTAGCTCTTAACACTGAATAATATGCTTCACTTGGTATGTCAGCAAACTCATCTAATACTAGAAAGTTTAATCCAACACCTCTTAACTGGTCATAAGATCGGTCTGAGCCTCGTAAAGATATTTCTGAATTATTGTGTAATCTAAGGGTTAAATCTGTTTCGTTTATGTAGCTGACTAAATCGTTGTCTATTGCGACCTCTTTTAACTTAGCCCAACATATCTGCTTGGCTTGTCTATAGGTTGGTGCTACATACCATACCTTTTGTTTAGGCTTCTTACAGGCAAAGTTTAAGAGTTCACCAATAGCAATAAAAGTCTTACCAAATCTACGCCCTGTAATTAGAACTCTATTCCGTGCTGTGGACTGTGTTACTTGTTTCTGCGGACTTGTTAAGGGCATTTATTTTTATTTTTATATTAACTTTGCGACCTGCGTAATTACTATTAAATATATATTCTTTTTCCTCAGTATCTTTTAGAGCGTTTATTGATTGATTTAAGAACTTATTTAATTCGTCATTCATACTTTAAAACCTTTTTTCCAAGCCTGTAAACTCCAATAAGCAGGACTTAAATTCTTTTGTCCCTTAACTCTTTTTAGCACACCACCCATTCTAGCGTCAAATGATCTTTTCCGAGCAGGAATGTTCTTCTTAATACTCATTTCCTTAGATCCGAAATTAACTTTCTTTACATTACCAGTTGATCTATCTTTTACAAAGACCTTAAACTTCTTAACATCACCACGACTAGGTTTGTTTAGTTTAACTGTTCTACCCTGATATTTAGCCATTATTTCTTTTTAGGTTTATATTTCTTTATTGCCTGACTGATAAAGATATTCTTATATAGAGATACCCCTTTACCAAACTTACGATCTGCTTGTGATTTAGCAGACTTATAAGCCTTAGTTTTTTTATTAAAAGATTTAACCTTACCTAATGCTTTAGGTCGTTTCTTTTCAAATATTTCTTTTTTCTTTTTTGCCATATTGACCTTTAAATTGTGTTTACTTGGCAACCCCAAGCGTGTAAATAATTCTTATTATGTTTAGTAACTTTTCCAGTAATATATCCGCTGTCATCATAAGTATTTACATACTGTATTATGTTATCAGCTTCCAATCTTTCGTATAGGTTATCGCAATTCAATCCATCAGGTACTTGATAAGCTATAGTTCCAGTAGACAGGTACAATACCAATAAAAGATTAGCCATAAGTAAAGTTTATAACCTTTTCGTTGTTTTCATTCAAGGTCATATCTTTCTTAGCCCATCTATCAGGGAATCTTCTCTCTAATAACCAAGCCTTAGACTGCCAAGACTTATCTTTCATTATGAAATCTAAACAATACATTTGACATTCTGATTGCGCCTTTTTTATATTCTGCAAAAACTGCATAAATTTTTTTTGTTCTTTTGGGTTTTCTATTGTTTTTGGCTCTTTTTTTAACCAATAATAATAAGTTCTTTCTGATATACCTGAGTATGTACAGGCATCAGCAATAGATAAACCTCTTTCTACAGCTTCAATCAACCTTTTTTGAATAGTGTCGTCTAATATTGTTTTTCTTCCCATTTTACCCTCTTTTGTTTGAGTACCTGCTTATGCAGTATTAATTTAAGTTTTGTAATTTCCACCTGACATAATCAGGGTTATTTTTTTCTATTTCTGTATAGTGTGTTGCCATACTATTGACAACATCTTCTTCACCCTTGCCCTCTAGTTGTCTTACATAGTAGATAGCGTGTAATATTTCGTGTTTTACAAGGTCTATAGCTATTGAACCGCCTTGCTCTATAATATCTTTATCTAAGTATATCCGCATACTCCGAGAATGAAACGAGCCTTGTTGCTCTGCACATTCTTCTGATATTTCGCTTGGTATCTGTTCTAAGGTTATTCTATAATGAGATAACCTAATAAATTCAGGTAATTCAACCTTTTTATACTTCTTCTCCATAGCGACTTTCACAATAAAATTCAAAACCTGTCATTTGATCTTTAAAAGTTTCTAAATGTGGTGTTAGTAATTTAACCTTGTTATCAGCAATATATTGATGGCACGACCAAGTGTCGTTAAATGATTTTAATTTGTATTCTCTAGTGAATTGTTCGCCTGTATTAAAAGTTAGTAATATTGTGATAACAAAGAACATTATTTATTTTTTTTCTTTTTCTTCTTCTTCATTGGTGGTCTACCGACTTTAGATCCATATGTACCTTTACCTCTTGGCATAATAAACTCCCTCTTTTCAATGATTTAAAATTATATACGAATACACGAATGGTATTCTAGTAAGTTATACCATTTACTGTTTGCAAAAGTCAATATGTTTGATCAAAAAACTTTTGTGCTTCGTCTATGGCTTCTCTAAATCTCTTACCAAGATACACTCGGTCTACTTGATGAATGGTAGCTGTTTCTTTTATGGTGTAATCTTCAACACAGATATTATAAACCAAACCAAAGGCTTTATCACCTAACCAAGTATGTAAGCGTGATAGTTTGTATATAGCGTCTATTCTATCGGTTGCCATATCATTCCACCCTGATATATCTCCGACTTTATTAAAGTTAGAAGTATAACTACCTATGCGGCTTTTCTCCCATAATCTGCGAACTCTTAACGCTGTGTAATATTGTTGTATATTTACAACTTTTTTAGACCGCAATATATCCAAAGAAGATTCAGATATATTAATCATTACGACTTTGCCTTGTCCTTTGGCTTTTTCTTCCTTAGTACCAATAAACTTAGGCTTAATATTTCTGCGATCTTCTTTCTTCAAATACTCCATACACAAAGTGTACTGTATTCGTTTTTAAGTATCAACTTTATTTAAAACCATATCAAAATTATTAATTGTATTTATTTCTACACTGTTGTTTTTCTTAATTAAATTATTTTTTGCAAATGGTTTATAATTTACTTTATGATGATATCTGTTAAAACGCCAAACCACTTTTGCTAAATCAGGGTGCATTTCTTCTAACATTTTACTTTTTTTAAAAGTTCCCTCTTCATCATAAAATTCACTTGAATTACCACCTTTAACAGTTTGTGTTGCTCTTTTGCCTTGTAAAAAAGCATTAAATTGAACAGTACACCAACCATCTTTTAATATTCTTAAAGATAAATCAGTATCTTCGTTATATCTACCTCTCCATCTATAAGGAATATCATTTCTAATTAATAAACAGCTATAAATTCTAGTGTTTAGTTTATATGCAGGTCTTGATTCACCAGCAGGGTAAAAATTTGCATATTGCAATCCTGCTTGTGCAATATTTG